CGCGTATATTTTTTTTTTTTGTGGGCCTTTTGGGGAATAGGCCGCCCCCCCAATTCCTCTTAAAAAGCCGGGCCCCCGCCCCGCCACTATTATGCACTGAAAAAGGAGCGACCCAAGAGCCTTTCCTTTCGCAATAGCAGGTGCTGTCTCGTCCCATACCTGCAACGTCAACACCGAGTATTCGTGGGTCAGATGACAGCGGTTCTTTGCCGTGTGCCTGTCGCCAACGCTCGTGTGCCAATTCAAGCCACTGCATAGGTATCAGAACGTCATCAGCCACTTTCGGGAAGAGACCCAACACTTTCTTTCTGAAAAGGTCTTCGGGTCTATACCACTGACCCTCAAACTCAAAGTCATCAAGTTCCGCCTGACGCTCTGACGCTGATATGGGCATGCACCAATGCTCAATCTTATCGCACACCCACTCATAGTCAACCTGACCTGGGATAACAATGCGTTTCTCTGTCACGTTGGGTGCTGTCAGAGAGTTAAGTTGGAACTTATGCCAACGGTCGCCCTTTTGGCTTCGTGCTGCATAGCCGACAGGGGTGTTAGGATTGAACACAAGCAAGATACGGCTGTCGCCTTGCAGGTTACCCTCAATAGCGGCAAATGTATCATCGCCAATACCTGTGGCTTCGGTAACGACAAACATCGTGTGTACAGCGTGGAAACCTGACCACGCTTCGTGGTTATGGTCATCAGCCTTGAACCCTGTCAGAAACCATTCCTCGTTGTCTGTTCTGATGTTGTAAGAGTTCAAACGTCCAGGAAGCACAACGCCCCTTGATTTAGCTCTGTTGAACAGACGGCTGATTTCAGGCATCATAATGTTCAGCACCTGACGGTCAGTCGGTGCGGTCAGGGCAACCTTTGTGTTCTCTGCAAGTTCGGGTTCGCCATTGCTGTTGAGCCGCCAACGAGGAGTGAGATAGAGAAAACACATAGCAGCGCAAGCCGCCACGAAGTCTTTCCCTCGTGCCGTGCCTGACGCAACGGAGGTTCTCCTATTGTGTTGGACGGAGCGCAGTATTTCCTGTTGCTCTCTGTCAAGGGTAACACCGAGGGCTTCCTGTGCGAAGAGAACCCAATCGGCTCTCCAGCGGTCAACCATCAGCTTTCCGCACCTCTGCAATCGTGTTGTCTCTTTCTTTTTCCTCATCGTTGAATGATTGGCTCATTTTTAGGCTCTCTGTGGGTCGTTTGATGTGGCAGATGATAAAATATACCCCTCAGACCGCAAAACGCGAAATTGAGCTGTTTCTGCGCTAAATTGAAGGTGTTTTAGGGTTTGCTTGCTTTTCGGCTTCATCAATCAGACCGCTCTCAATCAAAAATTGAGAGAACGACACATCGCCCCTGATGTCTTTCTTTTCAGGCGCATACAAGCCGAGCAGCTTTCTGCGCTCTGCGAGCTGTTGCCTGATTTCAGAGATATAAGCAGGGTTGCCGAGTGCCACAACGTTAGTCGAATAATCTTCAACGCCAAAGGTTTCAAACTTCGTTTCGTTGGTTTCCTTGTCAGTCTTTGGCGCACCCCTGCGGGTCTTTGAGGTGCGGATATAATTCTCTTTGGATTTCTCCCATTGCGACCATAACTCTCTGACGGTATCGTCGATGCGCTCCAATTCCAACTGTAATGCAGCGTCTATGTCTTCAATACGGCTCTCCCTCCACTCATCAAGCAGGGTATGAATATCCTTGTGGACGGTGGATAGGGAATAGGTATTCAGGTCAAGTCGCTTCATTACCTCGGCTTGTATCTGTCTGACGCTGAAACAGCGTTTATATAGGCTCGCCACGATTTCAAGACGTGCGATTTTTGCCTGTGCTTGCTTTTTTCTCTGTGGTTTACTCATAATCGGTATAATTGCTTAAATCGTTTGCATACTTTCTCGGCATAGGCTCGGCTCTCATAATGCTTGCTGCCGAAGCACTGATACACGAACCAACGGTATAGCTGTCTGTCATAAATCAGGCGACCGATGTAATATCCGCATCTATCGCAAAGCACCTGAACCTCTTCGGTGTCCTTGCCACCATACTTATTCCATTGCTTGCGGTCGAAAGCAACGTCAATCACATAGTTTTGGTCAAACTTGGCTTTGGATTCCATACACTTCTGAACGTAAGCCTGATTGTGGCGTGTCAGACCGAAAGCTCTGCGGAAGAGATAGTCATCAGCGCATTTATAGCAAGAGCCGCAGCGTCCGTCAGGAACACAATCCTTACCGAATTTAGCCTGATTGCTGCGCTGTATCATCGGCTTGCGATAGTCAGGTGTTATACACGTTGACAACAGTGGTATCAGGCTCTTGTCGCGCTTATAGACGGTGTAAAAGGATTGCAGGTTATCGTGAATGTATGTCAGATACCGATATCCTGACAGAACCCCCGACATAAAGCGGTTGAACGCCCTAATCATATCGAAGCTGTCCGACAGGTCATAGTCAAGGCTTCCGTGGGTGGAGTTTTCCTCGAAGATGTTGCCGAGACCGAAAGCCGTTGCGCCCTGCTTCGCTCCGAGGTCTATCAACAGACAGAGTATCAGGATATTTTTCAGTGGGTGTTCGTTGTATTCCTTGTTTCCGCTGATGTTAATCTTGACCTCCTGAATGGGGTAGCCTATTGCATTGGCGACAGCAAAGGCGTGTCTGCGCTCTGACGGCAGGGATTTGTTTACGCCACTGACGTACACAAGCGTTGGACGGTAACCCTCTTGCTCTGCCCTAATAGCCGTTGCAAGGCAGTCTTTTCCGCCTGAAAATGCTATGAAACACTTCCGACCGCTGACAGATGACGCTCCATCGAATTTTGCGAATTTCGGTGCGCAGCTGTCAGGGTCAGGATTGAGTAATGGCTGCTTTGCCTTGGCGTGAACGATATTCAGCACCGCAGCGAAGCGCGAGTCAATGGACAGACGGCTTGGCAGGGTCTTGACGCTGTATAGCTCATACAACGGTTTGAAAAACTGCGTCAGCCGAAAGTCCGAGGGTATGTTATTCAGAAACTGCATCGTCTAAATCCTCTTTGGGTTGGTAGTTTTCGATGATGTCAGACAGAGCATTTTTCTCTGCTTCGTCCAACTCAATAGCAGGGAACTCTGTGCGTATATTTGTCGGGTCTCCTTTGAAGAATACAAGGATATTCTGATGCATCTTTGCCACCTTACGGCTCTCCATATATTTCTTGGCTCTGAGAGCGACCGAAGAGGACATTTCAATCAGGATAAGCTCGTTATACAGATGCGCCCCACATTCACGGAATATGCGCTTTATGTCGCCCCCGAAGTCATAATATGCTCCGTTGCTTCTGTTACGCACGTCCCCGATGACAATGACAGCGAAGCGGTTCTCTTTCAGACAGCTGTAAGCAGCCTTGAAAGCATTGGCGAGTATTCCAATGAACTCTTCATACGTACCCTGATTGGAAGCGTCATTCGGGAGGTCGGAATACTTTTCAAGGTCATAGTACGGAGGGCAAGAGAAAAGGAGGTCTTGGCTGTTAGGCTCAAAGTGATTCGCCACGTTCTGACCGTCATCGCACACATAGGAGATAGGCAGGTTGCGCTCAGCGATGACCTCGTTGTTGATGTCAACCTGCTCCTGACGCAGCTCAACACCCTTGAAAGTGTAACCGCACTCTCCGAACACAAGCCCTTTTTGGGTGTCCCCTGCGAAACAGTCGAAGATTGACGCTCCCTTGTATGGTGTAAACCACTTGCAAAGGATTTCAGAAAGCACAGGGTCGAAGAGCGACACGCCTGTTGACAGCACCTTTTGGCTCTCTTTCTCCTTGACTTCATCAGGCACGTATTTTTCGAGGTATTCACGAAACGATATGCCGAGGGTCTTGCGGTGTTCTGCGGTCTTGGTGTAGAGGTCTTTGTATTGCATTTCGATACTCTGAATCAGCTTGCCCTGTCGGCTCTGACCCATATCCCCGATGATGCCACGCCACATCTTCTTACGAGCTTGCCAATACCCCTGACGGCTGTCGAGGATAGAAAACGGTGGAATGATGAATGTGTCGTTGAGAGATTGCGGTTGAGCCGCAGGTGTGCCGTCAGAGCCACCCGAAGCGGTGTCGCTCCAATCGCTGTCATTCCATACGTCCACGCCCCAATCGTTCAGGTCATCACTATCCCATTCGTTGGCGAGCATATCCATATCCCATTCTCCGAAGCCGACATTATCCTTGATGATGAACTCTTGCTTCTCTTCATCTGTCAGCTCTGACGCTTTGATGATAGATGCGGTCGGGTTGTCTTGCCACCGCTCCCAAAAGCCTATGAGTGCGTCCTGCTCGGCTTGGGTTTTCTTTTGAAAGTTTCGCACGGTGGCTATGCGGTCTTTCAGTTCTTCGGGCTGCATATCAGCGATAGCCATAAGCGCACGATAGCGCATATTCCCACCGAGAGCAACCATTGTGTCATCCACAACAATAGGTCGTATCTCCAACATCTTGGGCAATACGAGGATTGAGTTTACGAGCTTCGCGAACTTGTCATCAGATATGATGCGAGGGTTCGCTCCGTTTACCTCAATTTGAGATAGTTTTACAATTTCCGAGTTCATTTGAAGTATTGTTTAAGAGTTTGATTGAGTTTGTTACCTTTGGCTTTGTATATTTTTTGTTTGGCGCACGGTATCAGGGCTTGCTTTGCGTGTTTCAAGCCCTCGGTGTCAGCCAAACCGATGTTGGCATATATCGGGTGCGTTGCGCCCTCTGATGACAGTGCCGAGCAGTCAACCCACTGCATTGCCGAGCCGATATCATTCAGTGCGCTGTCATAATTGCGGACCCGAAGCACGATTACATAATGGCTTGACGAGAGCCGTTCCAATACCGATACGCACTCTATCTGTTCTCCAATGAATATGCTTCGGGTGCTGACAAAAGCTTTGGGTGCTGACTTACATACATTCCACAGGACAGCCTGATGTGTTGGCGTTCCGTTGATGCGCTTGTATCGCTCATCCCACGCCCTGATGATGTCAGCCGCTTGCTCGGTTGCCCCATACACCACCCGATAGTCTGGATTGGAGATTATGTGCTTCGTTTGATTGCGCAGTTTACGGTATTTAGAGCCGCACATTGCCGCTGATTTCTGTGAGTGGTATATGTATTCGTCTGCGAGGTCAATCAACCCATATAGACGCTGTGGAACATGATAGCGTCTGATGTCCTCTGTGGTCATCTTGACAGACAGACCTTGTTTCAGGCACTCCTTCAATATCAACATCTCATCACTGACAGAGCCGACCGATGAGATAGGGCAGACGTTGAGCTGAACCCCGAAGATACCGAACATCCGAGAACGGCTGATGACCAATAGCACCGTGCCGTTGGGTGTATTGAATATCTTCCAATAGAAGTTGCCCTTGCTCAACATATAGCACACCGACTGCATATAGCTCGGATAGATGTAATGCTTCGCCCTCTGCTCATAGTAAGGAGCAAAGACAGAGAAACAATCCACCGTGACTGGTTTCAAGCCGAGCATAAATTCTGATGATGTCATACGTTTTTGGTACAAAATTACGAATTAGTGCTTATAATGTATGCACATTCGCTCATAAATGCGCATTTTCAGGGTCATAATTGCCCAAAATGGCATGTTTTACCATAATCAGGGTAACCATTTTCAACAGGTCATCAGGCGTTGTGCGGAACACCCTCCACCCCATAAGCGTTGCTGTGTTATACTTCTCCATATCTCCAAGGAAGCCCTGCGCCCTGATATGTCTGCCACCTGTCCACACCCCACCTTCAACCTCCAAGGCTATCTTATGCTCGGGTATGGCATAGTCGAATCGCCACCTGCGCTTGGGGTGGAATTTATACTCTTTTACGCACTCCACTTTCAGGTCAGTCTTACAGATGACCGTGAAGATGTCAGTTATTTTGGGCGGTTTCGCTCTCTGACGGCTTTTCTTTGCCGAGCCGTATGTTTTATCAATCATATTCTTTTACGCTCAAATTTGGGGTTCTAAAAGGGTTCTCGCTTGTAACGCCCTGACTGAACATGTATCAGAAACTCATTCAGTCAGTCTTATGCCCTATGTTAGTATATAGACCACTATAATAGTGGGTCTTTAGACCCTATATTGGTCAATATACTAACTGCGCACGTACAAGGCTCGGTGTCAGATATCAGAACGGCAGGTCATCTTCATTAGCCAAGATGTTTGACGCTTCAATGGCAGGGGCTTGCTTTATCAGCGGTTTTACGCTACCGATGATAGGCTGTGCGTTGCGCTCTTCCTCTGACATCGCATCATATACAGAGCGGTCGTAACTTTGTTTGACGCAGTGAGTGTCGCCATACTGCGAGTTCTGCATCTCAATAGCTGTCAGGTTCAGGTAACAGCCTTTCTGACCGAGGAACAGTTGTGCGTCCTCAATAGGGATTACAAGGCATCGCTTCGTTGCCGTCTTACCTTTCAGATTGACCACGGCTGCGCCTTTCAGCTTCAGGAGGTCAAGTTTAATGCTTTGGTTCATTGTTTTTGTTGTATTTATGGTTCTATTTTACGTATCCATTTGGTTGGTGTTTGGGTTATTGTGGGAGGGCAGGAGTCGAACCTGCGGTGCGAGCTTGCTAAAGATTTTTTGCACCTCCGTCGGCAGCACTCTGCCGTTACACTCCCCTGAAAAGGTGGGGCGGACTATACTCACGTACCACGCGCCCCGATATCAAATTATAACAATTCAAAAACGTAATGGTTTATGGGTTTGTAAATAAGGGCTGACTCTGTTCATCGCTCGACCACTCTACGGTGATGCGTGCTTGGAGCTGTCCTTTGCCTTGGCAGCGTTTGCAAGGGTATCGCTCTTCGTTAAAGGCTATGCCTCCGAGCCAGCCAGTTCCGTTGCAGGTGGGGCAGACAAATCCTCGAGCTAGGTAATGTTCCTCGTGTCCAAGGTCGTAGCGTGTGGGGTGCAATGCTAAGCGTTGTACTAATTTACTCATTGTCGTTTTTTCTTCGGGGGGGCTTTACTTCGTGATGTCGTTGCTTTCTAGTAATTCGGAAGAATCGTGGATATTTCCAATAACTTTTATCGCAAACGCATCATCTCCTTGCAATCCTAAGAGGACTAAAGATAGGGGGTAATACTCCGTGTCTCTGTTACTTGGGTTAGTCAATAGCACAACAAAGCCCGCGTAAGGCTTGTACCATTCAACAACGGTTCTTTGTGCTAACGTGGGGTCATTTCCACAAATCTCTATGATGTCCCCCTCCCAAATCTCGGGGGGTTCTTCGGTTGCTTCGCAAACTATCTGACCAATCGTTTTGGGGTCTACCTCGTGTTCTTCGCCTTCAAAGTCTTGTTCTCTGATGGCATAAGTCTTGAAGGGTATTATTTCTTTATGTTTTGGTGCGTTTGTGACAATCAAATTGCCCTTATGCCACTTGCCTTCGTGGTCGCGTCCTCGAAATAAAATTGTTCTCATTGCTGTTCTTATTTTCTGATATGTACTTTTAGGCAGCCATGCCATTGTTGGATATGTGAAGCAAAAATCACATCACTTGTTTCAATCACCGTATGCCCTTTTGTCTTGGCTCTTCGAAGGGTGAGATTGCAAGATAGATTTCTCGCTAGCCACTCCTCAATCACACCACTCACGCGGTCGTTGGGTAGGAGTTGTAGGTAAGTTTCATTCGGTATCATCGTTCTCTCCTCCTTCTAATCGTAAAATGCCCTCTTCCCACACGGGGTAATAACTACCTGTCTTGCCCGAGTAGCGACCTTGGCAAAAAGCCTTAAAGCCTGAGACGCGAACCTTCACGCCTGCTGCGTAACGCAATCGGATGGCTGGTTTACCGAGAGGTGCGCCTTTATCCTCCTGAGAGATGAAGATGAACGTCTTCTTGGGATAACGCTCTGTGAGGGCTATGGCTTGCGCGTACGTCCAGCCTGCGTATTGAAAGCTATCGATGATGACAAACCGAGCACTGCGCTGTTTGGACAATCGTTCAATGAGTTCTTCATAACTATCGGATGTGGCAACAGCAAACATTCTAGTTACTTCACTCATTTGATAGCGTTCGATGCGCTCTTTGAAACTCTGCGAAACACCTTCTTCAAGGGAGAGGTAGAGGACTTTTCCGTAGTTGCAGAGTTCGCGAGCAAGCTGCATTACAAAGCTACTCTTACCCGATGCACTTGCACCCGTGATAAACCACATTTCGCCTATTGCTGGGCGTCCAAAGGCTTCTTCCCATTGACCTTCCCAAGGGAGAACCTCGTAACGTTTACGGATGATTTCTTCAGGACTGTAGAGTTTTCTGCTCATTGGATTTTTGGGGGTTAGGATGGTTGTAGTTTCAACTTTTCGATTTCGGTGTAGACTCTGCGTAGTCCGCCAGCGGTCTTGCGCACGATGCTGCCAATATCTGTGCCTTCGGGAGCGTTGACCATAGCCACCACTCGGGCTTGCTCGCGCAGGAATGCTTCTCGGTCGCGACCATCGTCGGGGGTAACTCGTGCGTAGCGGTCGCCATATCGGCTCAGCATCTCGGTGTATCCTACCTTTTGCGCATCAATGCTACGTGTTATTTTAGCGCGCAAGCCATCTGCACCCATCATGTACCACGCGCAGCAGCGTTCAGTAGCGTTCCATAGGGCTTTGAGTTCCAAAAAGGCTTCATATTGGAGGTCGCCTGCTTCATCAAGGATGATTAGAGGGCGGTCTATGCTGCGCAAGTAATACACAAGGTCATCGTAAACATCGGCATAGCGTCCGCGAGCGGTAACACCAAATTCAGCAGCAATGGTGCGAATCAGCTTGAGTTTGGTCTTCACCTGCGAGCAGTCTATGTAGACCGCATTGCGGTGACTTTTGACATAGTGGCGAGCTGTAAAGGTCTTGCCGATATTGGGCAGGTCACAGAGGATTCCGCTAAGGCTAGACAGTTGGCAGGCTTCTAATTGCGCGCTGACAAACTCAAATGTGGCAGTTTTGGCAGCCTTCCATTCTACTTCTCCGCGCAGGTTCACACCCAAACGTCGGGCGATGGTCACCCATGCACCATCACTCAGCACGCGCTCTGTCTGACCTTTTTTGACGGCACTATATACTGAGGTCGTCATACCCAAGGCTGCTGCGTGCTTCGCGTCTGAGGGGTAGTTGATGCGGTTGGCAGCAATAGCAGCCGTAATCTTTTGCTTTATCTCCGTTGTAATCATGTTCTAATGCTGTTATAAGTGGGTCTCTGTAATCTGTTATAAGCTCTCCAATGCTCGTGCGCGGTAGTCCGTCGCTGGCGGTGGGAGGTAGTAGTCGTCCTCGTCTTCAGCAGGGGGCGGTACAATGATCTCTGCCAGAGTGGGAGTTGGTTTGAGCAGCTCGGACGTGCCAAACTTGACTTCGGGCTTGATGATGCTAACCTGTGGGACAGCATTCTCCGCAACGTATTTGCTGAACTTGGCAACTTTCTGTTGTTGCTTGGCAAATTTCGCATGGTCTTCGGTTGTTTGCTCAGCCATCACGCGATTGTAGGTCTCTACGCGTTCTACGGTGTCAATGTAGCGGTCACCTTGGAAGAGGTGCACCTCAGTGGGGTGTCCTTCTTCGTCGGGTAGGTAGCAGGCAACGACCTTGTAGTTGTTAGGCGCAAGTCTTTCGAGTACTTCGGTCTTGCTCACCCACCAATCTTCGCCCATCACGCGCACCGTGGAGTTGCGTCTGACGCTAGTCTCTACGCGCTGACCAATGTAGCGTGCCAAAGTCAGCTTGTCGAGGGGCTGCAGCGTGGGATTGATATTGGCTACTAGCACGTCCCAACGGCTCATGTTAGGGTACTTCTTCTGATTGGGATGCAGGGCTGCGTTCCACTCTGCGCAGTCTCTACGGTCGTCAGCTACTAGCTCATCGTAGGTGTAGTATTGTTTGTCCTCGTAGAGCTCGTTTGTGGCATCGCTTACTTTCTTGGCTTCTGTCCGCCACTTGCCCTTGCCGTAGAAACGTCCGATTCCTTCGTGGTTCTTGTGGATGATGCTGCGCTTCTTTGCACCATTGAGCGGTTCTGCATACTTTTCTTGCGAGTTTTGCGCTGCGCAGAAGCGGACGAAGGGGAAAGCTACACCTGCCTGCAAAAATCCACTCTTGTATTGGGTCATTAAGTGGTTCTCCACTTCAATACCTGCTGGCATCCCCCAACCTTGGCGGTCTATCAAGCGGAACATATCGCGGAAGCAGTCAAGCACCAGTCGCTCGTCCTTTTTCCGCGCGTAGCTCGCACCGATAACGCATTGGCTAACCACATCGTAAGCGTAGTAGGCGTGGATGCGTTGTTTCGTGTCCTTGAGCTTACGCGTAAGGTCAACGTCATCCATCGTGATTTGCGAGAGGCTAAACGCGCCAGCATGACGGTGCATGTGAGGCATCTGCTCGTGCATAAACGTGGTGTAGCTCTCGTGCGCCTTGGCAATAAGTAGGCGGTTCTTGGGACGGTTGAGGTAGTTGCTGATGGTGCTTTCGCTCAATTCCTTTGGATTGCCGTTCTTGTCCACAAACTCCTCGGGGTCGAAGAGTTCACCTGTCTCGGGGTCATAAACTTCCAACTCTCCGCAGACAAATTGATTGTACATCTCGGCTACGTTGGAGTTGAAGGGCTTATTAGGTAGGCAGGAAATGCCGATGATGAGCTTTTCTGTCTTGTGGTCAACCTTGCGTGCTGCTTGGTTGCCGAACTTGCCACTAATCAAGACTCCGTAGCCTCCTTTCTTATATTCGTTGGCTTTCTTCCTAAAGCGGAGGGTGCTACTCGGTAGCGTATGTCCGTAAAGGTCGCGTAGTCCTTCAATCACTGCACACATCTTGTCCCAGCTGAATCGCTCCTTGAAGAGCTTATTAGTTGCGACGGTGTGACTGTAGAGGTAGAGGGCACAGTTCAGGACACTGGCGTTGGTCACATATTCGTTCACCTTCTCGATGGGCAGGTCTACTCCGCATTCTGAGGGACTCGAGTAGTAAGCCATGGCGCGCTGGTCTACTTCGTAGTTCTCGCGTAGCCAATTCTCAACCATTATCCGATGCTTCTCAGGATAGAGGGCGTTGACCTTCTCCTTATAGGCTGGTGGTAAGCTATCCACTGCAATGAGCGCGCAACAACCAGCAGCACCACCGCCACGACGCACCACGCGGATGCGACCGCGAGCTGAGAGTTGCTTATAATTAGACGAGGAAACAATCCCCTTATCTATTAACTCTCGCGCTGATATGCATAGCTGTTTGTTGTAATACTCCATTGTTGTCGTTGTTTGCCCATTGGGCGATTCTACTTCAAAGCTGCAACCTCTTGCTGTAATGCGTCAAGTTCTTCGAGGGTCAGAATTTCAACCTCCTTCACGACCTTGTTGTAATGAGTCACTACACAGCGACCTGTCTGCATCGTAACTTCTAGTACTGCGCCATTTGCAAAGGTCTGTCGCATCTTACCGTTGCTGGTGTGGATTGTCTCACACTCAAGTGCTGACACCATCACTACTGCACCATGCTCCATGGCTGTGCGACGAATCACATGAGCTAGTCGGCTGTCGCTCCATTCTAAGAGAGCCTTGTTTACCATACGTGGAGTTACATTCCACATTTCAGCCAATTTGGCTTTCAGTTCTGCGCTAGCTGCAATGCTGCGCTTAGGGGTCTTTGTCTGTTCCATTTGTGGGATAAGTGTTAATGCGTTCATTATTTTGGCGAAATTCTTCGCTGAAATCGCCCCTTTTTCGTACCTTTGGGGGCGTATTCTAATTGGAATACACTGCAAAGTTAAGGACAAAATTTCAACCCAGCAATAGTAATGGACAAAAATCTCACCATAAAAGAAAGAATTTTGACCTTCCTGGAGATGCGAGGTATCAAAAAGACCGATTTTTTCCAAAGGACGGGAATTCAAAGCAGCAATTTCAAAGGAAAAAATTTGCAGAGCCAGATTGGAGGAGATATGATAGTCAAAATTCTGACCGAGTATAAAGAACTCTCTCCTTTATGGCTTATGCTTGGTGAGGGAAATATGCTTTCAAACGACATAGACGGCATTAGTCCGAAAGAAGCACAAATGAAAGGGCTCATCCACTTAGTGCCACAAATTTATAACAAGAATGCAGCCCAATTTCCTGCGACCGTAGAAGAGGTAGTGGGACTTGCATTATTTCATGTGCCGAAAGAAGATAGAAAAGGACGCATCTTGGACGCTTTGGAATTGGTGGGCATGCAAGATTTCTTGAAACGCCGCATTGGAGAACTCAGTGGAGGTCAACAACAACGTGTCGCATTAGCCAGAGCCATGGTCACTCGTCCAGATGTAATTTTATTTGATGA